CCAGCGCCATGCTAGCATGCTAGTGTGTCGCTTCGTATACCGACTGACCGAGAATGGTGTCAAGTCTAAAGAGACTTTAGCCACTCCGTGCGTCTCGTTGATATGATTCCTAGAATGGGCTTGGCCTTCGGTAAAGTACCGAAGTAGCTTCGACCATCCCGGGAGATCATGATTAACGGGGTTCGACTTAATAACACGAACGCGGAATTCACACCGTTGAAGGTGCGAGTTCCAACGACGTTTAAAAAGTCGTGCTTGGTTAGGTATTCCGCTAAGGCTAGGACATGCAATATGCATGTCTTCGCTCGGGATTGGGCCATAAACGGCTTCAAGTCTCGACACGATATATTCGTGCAGGCAAAAATACTTCCTATCCCAACATGAGTTAGCATAGCTAATCCAGCTGGTATAGACGTCAGGACGAGGTGATTCATCCCACAAGGTCCTAAAACGGACCGGTGTGACATCGATGCCTTTGAAGGCGTCGACACCACAAGATTCTCTGAAGAATCCTTGTGTGCAGCTCTTAGAGCGGTTGATCAACAACCCAAACTCTTCGAGACTGGCTATCGCGCTCTCCGCAAAAGCGGTCGGTACGATAACATCATCACCATATACTAAGATACTCTCACGAGTATCTGCGTTAGGTGCTACGGCGGTAAGGATGGCCCAGATAGTCAACGCCATAATGGGAAAGCATAAAGCTGATCCCATAGGTGCGAACTTCTGTAACCGTAAAACCTCGCCGCTAGGCAACACCGTAGAGGTGGATCTACAACAATCCAGATACGCGAAAACGCGTTCCGGAAAGAGTAGGCGAACTAGATCAAGAGATACGCGATCACTGGCCTCCTTGAGGTCTAAAGTGGCGTACCAACCATGCTTAGAGCCTTGAATGGCTCCTCGCTTGTTGGGTCCTTGATCTGTGAAGAAGACATTGTATTTGGTAATAGAATGCTCTTCTACTAAACGGTATATTGCCTGCCTAAGTCCTTGCTGAATCCATTGAAAATCAACGGGTTCACACGAAATTAGACGAGGGCCGCGGGAGTCCTTCGGTACGAGTAAAACACGTGCCGAGTGATCCGTACTACCAATGGCATCAAAGCCTTGGTAAACATCACAGACATGCCCCAAAGAGGCGCAGAAATACGCATCAAAGGGGTATAGTTCAGTGATTCGACTGGAAACATTGGTCCAGAGAAACTTGTCCCAAAGGCGCTGTCTCGTTGAGACAACACCTGGGCCATGACTCGGGCAAATGTCCGTAGGGTCGAACGACGAGAAAAGCTTTGTTAAAAGCTTTCTTGCCTCGCGAATGATCACAAACCGACGAATTTCAGGAGAAAGTTGATAAGACTTTGATATGTCTTCCAACGATCCTGCGACGAATCGGTTGCGATTAATACTATGCCAAGCACGATACAAATAAGTAAACGAGCTGTGCAATTCCGACAAGTCTTTCTCTGACTTCTTAAAGTCATCGATAACTTGTTGTTCTTGTGCCTCTTCATAAGGGAGTTCATACTTGTAAAACAAGTAGAGGACCTGCCTTACGAACTTAACGCATTGTGCGTCTGGATCAGGAAGGAGTAATCCGTCCGGATGGAATATACGTTCGAACAGTTCACCGAGAAACCTCGGCAACTGAGTAGGCCTGCGCACAGCAAAGCGCACAAGTCTACCGTCGAAACGTACATTTCCTGTAAGCGCCTGATCAAGGTGCTTACCAAGACGGGGTAAAGTTTTCGTTAGAAAACTAACTCCTTCAGAGAGATACCTACGTCTTACCCATTGCTGGGTGAGTCGCAGAGATCTTGTGTTGAACACTCCAAGTGACGCGTGAGCGTCTGCTAGAAGTGCAGCGATGATTTCACTTTCATCTAGGCTCTTATTGGTAACCATAAGGATTACCTCCTAGAGCATGCACACTCTAACAGATACCGACGAGAAACAAGCAAATGATGCATATCTCATACGTCAGTCGTGATGTAAGTCGTAATATTTTATTATTACGAGCGCATCCGCTAGATTCCACTTCATCTCATCTGAACTTGCGTCCAGAAGACGAAGAAGTGCTACATCATGCAAACCCGCCTGCTCTCTTGCGAGAGTAAGAAGGTAAGCGTGATACGTATGTTCATCCAACTTATGCCCATTTTCGTTACCTTCGTGGTAAACGTCAAGTAGGAATAATAAGAACGAATATGCATTCTCATGAATGAGTAGTTCTCTCATGTCGAATACGAACTCATAGCAAGTGTCTCTCCCAAAAGGAGAAACGCGAGCTAAGTCGCCTTCTTCATAAGTAACCCATTTGCCAGGATGGCGCGCCATATCCACGACCAAATCTAGGTCGAGTAAAAATGGAACGCCAATTTTCGTAACTTTGCTTTTCACTGTGGTCTTCTTTCTTTTGTGAGACCAGGAACTGCTTCCTTTTTAGGGAGTAACAACTGCCAGCTCACAAGAGCCAGAAGTTAAATACCACCGGAAAGCAAGTTCGAAGCACCAGTGCCCGTACAGTCAAAGAGAACTGTCGTCCCAGCGCCAGTTGTGGCGAGTAGGGACATTAAGTTCGCAATGAGGAGCTTCACAGTGTTAGCATCGACCTCGTTACCGATTGCTCGGTCGAGGACGACATAACAACTGTTCTTGAAGTTCTTCGTGTTATCGTAGGAACCAATCACCGTTTTATCAAAACGGAGAATGGACCTGCGACGACGCGACGTACCGCTGCCGGTCTCTTGATGAGACACGGTAAAGCGGTGGGGCAGAGCCGGAGTGTCATTAACTTTTTGCCACTCCGTCCCGTTTGTCAGATTTCGAATCTTTTCAAATTCGACTTCTGCACCGGCTGCATCCTTGATCTCGTTTGTTATAAGTGTGTTAAACATGCTTATGGTTGAGCTTCTAAAGCTCTGGAATGCTTTACCGCATTCTGGTGTGAGGGTGTCTCGCTGGCGTATTTGCCAGTGCCACACCCAGACTAAGCTCTACCGCGCTCAGTCCACTCCCAAAAAGGGAGGTAGTACTTGCCGGCAACTCTACGTCTCGACGATAAGTCGATTCGTAAAGCGTCGGTAAGTAAGTATCTGGGATGGATGGATTATAGGTAGCTCCAGAACCTTGCGCAGCTGTAGACCAAAAGTATACAGCAGTGCGTTGGTGTCTGGTCCAACTCCACAGATATCTATGTACGTTCACCTGCGGTTTCATGTTGATAGTTTTGCGATCCTTGAGCCATCTCTGAACAGAGATGACCCAATCGACAACAAAACTCCAGGGTATGGCGTTCCAGATAATGGAAGGGTCAAGGTTGACCCCGACACGATCTAATAACGTCAACAACTGAGCATGCTCAGTCTGGTAATCACTATAATAATAATTATAGTCGATCTCAGCATGAAACTGAGTCGGTTGATAATGAGTAGTCCTGCGCTGCACACTAAAGACCTGACCGTGCGCATTGTAACAACCAAGTTGCCCGTTGGGATTTGTCGTCCCAGCGAACTGACCTAAGTTGAGTACTTGCCCGGTAAGCGTCTTAACGTATAGAATCGGAGACTCATATTCTTGCCAAGCATAGTTAAAATGTCTATGCTGGCGTTGACCCGCATGAGCTAAAGAAGCCCGGAAGGACTTATCTAGCTCGAACAGCGCGTTCGATAAAGAAGCGATGTCCTGGAGGAGTGGTAGAACATTAAACTGCTGTTGCAGATAATTGTCTGCCAATCCATGGCGAAGTTCGCGCAATGTGGGAGTCTGCGTACGAAAAGTCGTATACAGCTCTCGCAACTTGGAAGGCAATCGTTTAAGATAGGACCTATTCCTTTTCAGGAATACTCCATAACCTTTAAAACGATCAGCTATATCCAATAGACGCGAACAGGTTGCAGGCAGGGATTTGAAGTCCTTTAATTCATAAAGAGAATTAAGGAGCGACATATCGGACTTAATATTTGGCAGCATGCTTTTCAAAGCAAGCGCAGTCAAAGTATTTAGCCCCGAGGGTTTTGGCACGAAGCCATCCCCTACGTCTGCCTGGGTAAGACTTGGTAAGCCAGCAATGTGCTCACCAAACTTGCCAAACGCCGAACGAAACGCCGAAGTATCAGTAAAAAGGATAGGATCCGCATTTACGCGGAGACCTGGTCCCTTATACTGGAGTCCAGTCGTGCTGCTATAGAGCTTTGAAAGCCCTGTATCAACACATGACCACGGGAAGTACCTGGTATTACCAGTGAGAACGTCGTTAGTAGTGTCAGCCAAGTAGCATTTATAATGCTGAAAAGGCTTCCACATCTTTCGATAGTTCTCGTGCGCAACGTTGCCGGCTATTAACCGGTCGTAAGCAGTACTCCACTTTCGAACTTTCTCGTATGAGCGGCGATAAGCCGGTATCACAAAAGGAAGTTTGATCGTTGATGCCGTCGGAGGATTGGTATTAGGAATCGGGTCAAAGACCCGAGTAACCCATACCGCTCCATCCGTCGACCCACCGTAGTCAGATCGTTCAAACGTTTTGAACATACATAGCGGAAGCTGAACTTGAGTTCAACATGAGGAGAGCCCGGAAG